TATCCCTATGGAAACTAAAACAACAGTTACAACTTCTGTATGGACAAGAGATACCATCTATCAACAGGTTATTCCTGCTATAGAGCCAGATCCAAATCCTGTATTAGATCTAGTAGATAGTATCAATACAGATCAAACAACTTATTATTACCTCAGAGAAACAGCAACAAACAATGCTGCTGAAAAAGCTGAGGCAACAGCTGCACCAGAGGATGCTTTTAGCTACACTGCAGTTACTGCACCAGTAGCTAAGTTCATTACAACTCTACCTATTACAGCAGAGTTATTAGAAGATCAAGCAGGTGCTAGAGCATACTTTGATGGCAGATTAGCTAATCATGTACTCCAAAGACTTGAAAAACAGTTTATTGGTGGTAATGGTACAGCTCCTAACATTCAGGGTATATTAGGAACAACAGGAGTAAATCAAGTAATTTACACTGCAGGAGCTTTTCCTGCAAATGTAGGTGGTAAATTAAGATCAATCCTAGAGGGCATTAAAGACATTGAAGTAAATGGAAAACTTTTTCCTGATGCAATGGTTATGTCTCCAGCTGCTTATGAAGCATTGGCAGGACAAGTTGATGGAAACAACAACTTCATGCTAGGTGCTGCCGCACAATCTGGAAGCCCAACAGTATGGGGTGTTCCTATTGTAAAATCATCACAAATTGGTGGTGCTGTTGGTCAAAATTCTGATGTTATCATTGGAAAATTTGGTGGTGGATTAGCTGCTAACCATGTCTTTAGGAGAGGAATGGAATTACAAATTTCTGATTCAGCTGCTGATGGAGACTTTGGTAAGGACATCCTTACTGTTAAAGCTTCATTAAGATATGCTAGTGCTATCTATAAGCCACAAGCATTCACAAAAGTTGAAGGTATAGAGTAAATAAATTATGAATGAGCAGAGCCAGAGATTAGTAATGACTACTAATGTTGTAGGCTCTGCTTTTCATACAGGAGAAAATATGAAAGTTGTAAAAAAAGAAAGTGAAATGATTTGGAAATGCAATAGAACTAAAAAATTTGCACAGGGAGCAAAATCTCCTTTTGTAAGTAGTGTTCTAGTTGCAGGTATGGGAGATCCCATTCCAGATGTTAAACTTCAAAAGCAGTTAAAAAAGTAGAAAATAAAGCTGTTAAGCCATCAGAAAATAAGTAAAACACAGGAGTTAAGTAATGAGCCATGCTTATAGAACTGTATCTGAACTCAAAGGATGGCTAGGACTATCTGGATCAGGACAAGATACAAACTTAGGATATGCACTTGATGCAGCTACTGCTGCAATAGATGCCTATGCAGGTAGGCAGTTTGACATAGATGCAGCAGTTGTAACTAGATTGTATGATTGTGAATATATGGATTATGCAGAAGTTGATGATATTGCTACATCTACAGGACTTATTGTAAAAACACTTAATGCTGATGGCACAGTAAATGAAACATTAACACTAAACACAGATTATTATTTAGCTCCTTACAATGCAGATAAAGTAGAGCCTGTAATGCCATTTACAAAAATAATTATGGCTATAGAAAAATCAGGTAAAGTATTACCAACAGAACATAGACAGGGATTATCTGTAACTGCAAAATTTGGGTTTTCTGCAGTACCAGATGCCATAGAACAGGCAACACTTATACAAGCATCAAGATTTTTTCAGAGGAAAAATAGCCCAATGGGTTTTTCTGGTAATCCTGAAACAGGGCAACCTGCTGTAGTATTTTTAACTGAACTAGATCCAGATGTAAAAAACTTAGTAAATCCATTTAAGAAAACAACAATTACTCTTGCATCAGGCAGACCTTATGTAGGGCTTACTGCTATCAACACAAATAGACAATATGACAGATGAAACTAACATTAAATGGAGCATTAGATTTAAGTAAATCTATAAATGGACAAACAATCTGGAATAAGAGAAGTACAGATTATTTTAATGAATTAGCTAAAGAATTAAAACAAGAATCAATAGATAGACTTCACTTGCCACCATCTCCTAGATCACAAAAAGGAAGAGGTAATAAAAATACAGGTGCAAATAGGAGAAGCATATATATTGCTAAATTACAAAATACAAACAGGCTTAGAATGTCTGAGGGTTTCAAATTAGCTACAGATTCATCATCTGCTATATATATACATGGAAAACCAATATTTAGAAGTTTTAGACCTGTATTGAAAACAAAACCATTTTTTCCACCATATAAAAAAGGAACTGATTTACATAAATGGGCTAGGAGAGGAACTCCTAAAATGAATGCTTTTGCAGTTGCTAAAGCAATATCTAAAAGAGGGTTAAAGATGAAACCATTTATTGGTGGTGTTGTATTTGAGAATCAAAAGAAAATTAAGAAAGGTGCTGAGGAGATGTTAGAATTAATTGCAAAAGATATAGCTAGGAGTGTTAGATAATGGCAGCTTTGACAAGTATTAGAGATGGACTAAAAACAAGATTAGAAACTATTTCTGGGCTAACTGCATCAGAGTTTGTTCCAGATTATATAGTTCCACCAATAGCACTTGTAGCTCCTTTGAATAGTCTTAACTATGATTCAACAATGGGTAGAGGTGCAGATACTTATGAAATACCAATAGTTGTATATATATCAAGAATTGATGCTCAAACTTCACAAGATGAAGTAGATGCTTTTTTAGCTTCATCTGGTGCTACATCAATAAAAGCAGCTATTGAGGGAGATCCAACTTTGGGAGGTGCTGCTATGTCTGTTAGAGTAGTAAGTGCAACTGATTATGGAGAATATGAAGTAACACAGGGAACAAGTTTTCTTGGTGTAACATTTAATGTAGAGGTAATAGCATGAAAGTAAAAATATTAATAGGAAGTGATTTTCCACTAAATAAAAAAGAAGTAAGAGCTGAAGCAGGAGAAGTTTTAGATTTACCTGATAAAGTAGCTAAGGCATTAATCAAGAATAATGCAGCAGAAAAGTTTAATAGTAAAATGAAAAGAGCTAGAACAAAAGATGGTAAGTTTATAAAAGATGATCCATCAACTTTAAAAAATGAAGCTTGGGTAGAGGAGGAATAATAAATGCCTACATTTTCACATGGTAAAGATGCTGTTGTATTACTAGATAATACCAATCTTTCAACAACATTAACAGATGCCTCTTTATCACTAACAGCTGATGTTACAGAAACTTCTACATTTTCTAGCTCAAGTAAAACTTATGTAGCAGGGTTAAAAGATGGCACAGTTACACTTTCTGGATATTTTGAAACATCAAGCCCTGATTCAGATGCAGAGTATTTAGCTCAACTTGGTGGCTCAGGTGCAGCATTTTCTATTGCACCAATAGGCTTTACTAGAGGTAATCCTGTATCTTTTGGAACTACAATAGAAACATCTTATGATAGATCAGCAGATGTAGGATCAGTTGTTGCAGTAGCAGTAGCATTTCAATTTAGTGGAGATGCAAATGATGGTAAGTCTTTATTGACTCCAACTGCTGTAACAAGCTCAAGTAATGAAACATCAGTAGATTTTGGAGCTGCAGGAACTAATGGAGGTGCAGGAGTTCTGCATTGTACAGTAAGTTCTGGTAGCCCAACTTTAGATGTTAAAATACAAACAAGTGCTGATAATGCTTCTTTTTCTGATTATATTACATTTACTCAGGCAACAGGAACAACATCAGAACTAAAAACAAGTGCAAGTAATCCTGCAAGATATGCAAGAGCAGTTCTAACTTTTGGAGGATCTGGTAGCATAACAGCAGCAGTAGGATTTGCACAAGGATAAATAAACAAATAGGAGAAAGATAAATGCCAACATTTACACATGGAAAGAGTGCAGCTTTTAAGATTGATGATTCTGGAGGAACATTAAGAGATATTTCTGATGTTTTAACAGATGTTTCTGTATCTAAAACTGCAGATGTAGCAGAAGTTTCAGCATTCTCTAATAGTTCTAAAGCTTATGTAGCAGGACTTAAGGATGCAACAATCACTATATCAGGCTCATTTGATGCAACTGTTGATGGTTATCTCAAAGCTATAGTTGGAGCTGCAGGATCTTTTGAGTTCTATCCAATAGGAAACTCATCAGGACTTCCTAAAGCATCAGGAGAGGCTATCTGCACAAGTTATGATAGAACTCCAGATGTTGGAGGAGCTGTATCATTTTCTGCAAGTTTTCAAGTTAGTGGAGATGTAACTGAAGCAACAGTTTAATATATAACTTAAGTTATTCATTACAGAAAGAGGTTACTATGAAAAGACTTAAATTAGATGATATATCTAATGCACCATCTTTACCTGTAAAGGAAATTGAGATACCTGAATGGGATGCAACAGTATTAGTTACAGGATTGACTAAAGCTGATACAGTTGAAATCAATGAGCTTTCAGAGGTAGAGGGAGTAAGAGATGAAGTTCTTTTTGAGAAATATTTACTTCTTAAAGGGTTAAAAGATCCAGAACTTGATGATTTAGCACAAGTTGATGAGTTTTATAGCAAAGCTACTCCATCTATAGTAGATAAAGTTCTTATAGGTATTTATAGATGTATGGCTTGGACTAAGGAGGATCAGGCTTCTATAGCCTCTGAGTTTCCAGAATAATACAGAGTTGGCTTTTGAATTTAGACTAGCTTTAGATTTAGGCATGACAGTTGATGCACTTAGAAAAAATATGAGTATGCAAGAATTTGAGTCTTGGAAGTTATACTACATAGATAGAAATAAAAAAGAGCATAAAGCTGCAACAGAAGCTAATGCTAGAGCAAAACTGAGGAGATAATGGCAAGAGCAACACTTGAGATGTTCCTGAAACTAACAGGAGCAGATAAAACATCAAGAGGCTTAGATAAAGTTTCTAAATCAACAAAAGAACTTGATAAAGATGTTAAGAACTCTGCAAAAAATAATGAACAATTTGCAGCAGGTATGTCTGGACTTGGTGCAACAGCTATTGTTGGTGCAGCAGGTTTAGCAGCTAAATCTCTTTTAGATTTTTCTTTATCAGCTATTCAAGCAGCTAGTTCAGCTCAAGAAGCAGCAGGAGCTTTTGGAACAACTTTTGGTGGAGCTGCAGAACAACTTAACAAACAACTTGCAGAAAATGCAAACTTATTTGGCTTAACAACAGCTGAGGCACAACAATTAATCTCAGTATTTGGATCTGTTGCACAGGGTATTGGTTTTACTCAACAAGAATCAGCAGACTTATCATCAGAACTTTTTAATTTAGCAGGAGATATAGCATCCTTTAACAACATAACTGCAGGTGCAGCTCCAGTATTACAAGCATTTAGATCAGCTTTAGTTGGAGAAAGAGAAGCTCTTAAAACTTATGGTATTGCTATTACTGAGGCAGAAGTACAAACAAAAGCCTTTGAACAAACAGGAAAGAACTCTGCAGATGCTTTAACTAGACAAGAAAAAGCATTAGCAACATCAGCACTTATATTTGAAAGAGCAACAGTTCAAATTGGTAATGCTAAAAGAGAAGAAGCAGGATTTGCTGCACAAGCACTTATAGCCAGAAGTGCTACTCAAGAACTCAGAGAGGAACTTGGAGAGGAGTTACTTCCTGCAGCAGGAGAAGTATTAAATTTATTTAATGAATTAAGAGAAGATGCAACTCCTGCACTTATACAAAGATTCTCTGATCTAAATTTGCAGATTTTAGGTGTTGTATCTGTATTTGAGGGATTAAGAGATGTTTTATCTTTTGGAGATAAAGAAACACAAGAAAATCTAAAAACACAGATTGCATTTGGTAATGGATTACAAAGAGTAGGTGCTGTATTAAAAGCATTAGGAATTGTTAGAAAAACAGATATTGCAGTAGAAAAAGCTCAAGAAATACAAACTCTAAATTCAATAAAAAGATTTGAAAATTACAATTCTACACAACAGAAAATAATTAATTCTTTTAAAAACCAGAGGCAACAAGTTTTAATTACAACTGCACAAACTCAAAAATATTCAATGCACTTAGATAAAAAACTAAATCCAATATTAGGAGAACAGAATAGGTTAATTGCAGAAAATGTTGAATTAGAGCTTGATAGAAACAAAGTTTTAAATCTTTTAAGTTCAGCTAATGATAATGTAGAAAAAGCAGAGAAAGATAGAAACAAAGCTCTTAAAGATGTTCAAGAATTAACTATTGCTGAGAACTTAGCTGATGCAAAAGCAGCTAAAAGAAAATCAGAACTACAAACAGAAATAGCTCTTTTAACTGCTGCTGAGGAATCAGGTAAAGATGTTACTAATGAACTTGCTATAGCAAGAGCAGAATTAGCAGAAGCAGAGTTTGAAATAGCCAATCAATCAGATGCTTTAGTGAGAGCAAGAGAAATATTAGAGATTGCAGAAAATAATTTAACAACTGCTCTTGATAATCAGAGAACAGCATTTGATAAAAGAAATGATGTTTTACTTAAATCATTAGATCTTACAGCTAGACAAATAATAGAAAATGGTAAATTAGCTGATTCTTTTGCTGCAATAGATTTTGCAACAATACCTAGTTTGCCTGTTGGAGGAGTAACACTGCCAACTACAACAGAAGTGCCATCATTACCTGTTCAAGATTTTACAACAACTTTTGTAGGAGGTAGGCAACAAGCATCAACTATTGACTTTAATATAAATATGACAGATGCTATTGGAGAAATAATACAAAGAGAAAACATAAAGATACAAGAGAGAGGCAATACTTTTGTACTTGAGGATTTTTAATGTCAGTTGCTTTTGATTCTAATGTTGATTTAACTGTAGAGATTGGATTTGCTTCTAA